CCTTTATATCTTGGGGAACTGCCGCCGCCGCACCATATCCCGCGACATACTTTATTTCAACGGCGTTTGCAACTCTCAGAGCCGTCGGGAAGGTCTCACCAGTTCTTAAAACGATTCTTGCGGGTTCCCTCACCTTATCCAAATAATATTTTGAAGCGGCAAAAGTCGTTGCATTGTCGCTGTCATCATAAGTCTTTATGTGGGTTACTGATTGAACTGGCGGGCTGGGGAGAACTATGTAATTTTTATAAAAATTTATATCTGGCTTGTCATAAATCCCTTCGTAAATGGGATCATTAACGTCATTAACGTCATCAAGGAAAAGTGTAAGCGTTTGTGTAAGGACGCTCCGGCCTGTGTAGCTTTCAAAAAATCTTCTTGCCGCTACCCTTAAAAGCTGAAGCGTTGCAAGTTCGTTAACATCATCAACCCTTAGATAATTCCGTATTTCCGCTTCTGTTAGGGTTTCTCCTGTGGGGGCGGTGGTAATTTCCAAACCAGACATTTTGCCTCCTAGTGAAAAAGTTTCGTCCCTTTTGGAACCATCTTCGGCAAGCAATATGCCGTTATATTTTCCTGCCTATAATATCGTCTGTCGTTAGGTGACCATTTTCCATCTGATACTGCTGAACTAAAGATATTACAGCGATAGATTGACCGAAATAACATCCTATTATCCGACACAATTTCATTATCCACAACCACAACGAGCAAAAATGCCATCAACATTTGAATCTTCCGCACTTCCTCATATTACGCTGACGTTCTTTTGCCTGTTCTAACCGTTGTTTGGCCGAATCAATTTTCCGTTCCATGACGGCATCATAAACGTACCAACTCGCCCAACCCACAAAAGCTATAGAACAAATAATATAAAGGACAGCAAGACGCTCTTTCATTTTTCGTTGTCGTTCTTTACGTTTCTTGTGGATGTCTTTTAGATATTGCTGATGTGAGCGTTCACTCTCCTTTCGTATGCGCTCCGCGTCCTTCCATACGCTAGACATCCCAAGCATCATAAGGTGATCTTTTATTTTGGTCTCTACTGCCTTGATTTCTCTACGTTTTATTGAAAGATCCATCGCTTCTTTGGGCGTCAAAGGCCGCTTTAGTTTCTTCTTTTTCTCCCAATCGTCTAGCCTTTGAGCGGTGTTACTAAACTTTCCAAGAAGTGCCGCCGCTTCTTGTGCGTTAGCTTTGCTTTCTTTGAAAGTTGCGATAGTGCTATTTATAGCTGATAGGGCTGAACCAATCGCCGCCAATTCTGCAAACATAACTACCCTTCACTAAGTTGCTTACATTTTTGGCTCGTTGGCCTATCTTGGCTAAATTTTAGCCCCTTAAATTATACACTTTTTCTGATAGCAAAGATTAATTTGAATTATTTTAAAAAAAACTTAATAAATTAACCCAAAAAGGGTTGACAAATAATATTATTTATAAGAATATAATCACATCAATTAACAAAACAGGAAAAAAAAATGCTTACACTACTTCAAAACAGAGATAAAACAGAAACCGGATACAAGGTCAAAGATCTTTTAAGCCATGGCACTGTACAACCTTGGTCGCAAGAATACGTTTGGAAATCAGAATATTTCAAGCACTTTCAACCAGTCGCGTTCATTGACACAAATGATCTGGAAGAGGCTTTTGAAATCCACAACAGTATGCACATTCACGGTCACAAAGTTGACAAAATCACTGAGAGACAGTTTGTAATGAGAACTGGTGATCTCTTGAAAAACTCTAAAGGTGAAGTTTTTATGGTAGAACCAGAAACATTCACAAAAATAAAAACAGCCTAACTGATGAGATGGGGGAGTGATTCTCCCCCCGAAACCCCAAGGGTCTTAGGAAATCAAACAGGAGAAACAAAATGAAATCTAAAAGTAAAAAGGTCACGTTTGTGATTCAAGACCACTGGAGCGGTAATGTGCATTATGTAGAGCGCAGATTGGACGTTTCGCAAGAGCTAAAACCGGAAGGCGTTTCGTTTAGCGCCAACCAAGAGGCGGCGTATCATGTGTTTGAGGAAATGAAAGATGATTACGGCTTGGCACGAAAACTAAAGTTACAACCGTTGTCAAGTAATGGTTTATTCTTTCTTGATGTTGATATCTCTTTGATTAGCGTGTTGATAGCGTCAAGCGGAAGCATAAGACCAGTGCAACTAACATTTGAATCAAGCGATATCACCAAGCGACGAATAGCAAGAAACGCATAATACTAAAATCGTGTGTATTAGAAGCCCCTCTTTAGGGGCTTTTTTATGTCTGACACTAATTCAAGTTCCGGCTTTACCCACTTCTTACACAACCAAACATTGTTTTTCAAAAGCATTATCTGAGCTTTCAACCTTCCACGATTATCGCCCCTTGATTTTTTGTATTGAGATTCAAGAGATAATATTGTATCCAGGGTCCAAGTCATTGATTTTAAAGGAGTTTTTTCTGTCAAGATGGTTTGGTAGGCCAATCGTCAGATCCTTTACCGTCTATATCCGGTTCACTTAGGTTGGGCCAGTTTTTATGCTTGGTGATATCTCTCAACGCTTGGCGGTATGTCTTCCATTCATCGCTCATGGTTACATCGCTGGAAGCCATCCAATCAGTTTCGGCTAATCGCCTGTTGCGTTCCTGTCTTTGAAGCTCTGCCACTCTCTCCGTTTCTGCTGTCTGAGCCGCCGCCTTTTCGCTATCTGACATGGTTTCAATTTTGTGTAGCCAGACAATATTATCTTCAATATATGGATCTACACTGATGCTCTTTTCTTTCAGCGGATCATAAGAGCGATTGAGGAACACTGGCAAAACAGAGTTTTCTGCCATCCAATCGTCGGGCGGGCCGGATTCTGGAAAGGCCACATTTGGAAATAACTGTCTGTGTTCTCCTATCTCCTCCACTTTGTTATCTTTTATTTTAGCGATTTGCATATTTATTACCTATAAGTTAGGAAAGGTCTTGCTTGGTGCGGTGAAGTTGCTCGTATAGCGGGCCTTCAAAGTAATTCTTAGCTCATCCATATAGCCCAAGTATTCGCCACCTTGCAAACCATCACCCCTGTACCTTCCAAGCATAAAATCATCTAGGTTTAGGTTGTTGGTATAGTTGGCAGTCGTTGAACCAGATTGATTTCCGTCTATAAACATCCTCAAATTATTTGAGGTATCTCTAGTCACCGCCACATGGTGCCAGTTGTTATCTGCTACGGCGGTCGTTCCGATAAGGCTTGTTGCGCCAGTGTAAATAGTTAGATTTGTTGTGGTGCCGTAGCCTGTGCCGTTTCCAGTGTTGATGAAAAGCTCCATTATGTTAGTGGCTACTGGCGTCACGCCTGTTTTAAAAAGTCTGCGATACGCAACACCAGATTTACTTGATGTGTTAGTTTTCATAAAAAATTCAACAGTGAAGGGACCAGTACCAAAAGGTATTATATCTCTTATCTGTATTTGCTGGGTTCCACCACCATCAAAATATACGCTTGCAGTGCCGAACTTTTTGACTGAGGTATTCAGAGCCACGTTTCCATAATTTTCCATATTAGCCTTTCCAGACTGGTCAAACATTGCGGCATTGGTAAAGCTAAACAGTGCTGATGTATTAGTGACCGCTGTAGATGGTGAGGTAGGTGGGGTGAAAGCAGAGGTATATAAGGCTGTCCCCTTTATCGCTCTGACGTCTGACATGAACCCTTGCATCCCTACCCTTCCGGTATTATCTGCCGCAATGCTTAAAGGAAAATTTGATGCGCCTAAACTAGCTGTGGAACTTCCTTGAAGAACGCCATTGAAAAAAAGTCTGAGCGTCGTTCCATCTCTGGTCAGTGCAACATGAACCCATTGAAAAGTGGCTGGATGGGTGACATTAAAAATTGCTGACCCATTTATGTAAACCTGAAAGTTTGATCCTGATTGATATAACAAAACACCAGAACTAACGCCGTTGAATATCCCTACATAATCAGAATACGTCCCAAAGGAAGATGTGCGATAGAACCAGAAATCTATGGTAAAAGTTCCATTACTTAAAAGATCCAATGCTGTATTCGCCGCAATAGTTGCTCCATCCCCCGAACCAATGCTGGACATGGAACCGCCTTTAGTGGCCGGAAGGTAAGATGTGCTTGGTGCAAAAGGGGAAAACGGTTTAACTTGGGGACTGTTACCAGTTGGAATCGCGTTTATAGCATGGTCCGATGTAGATTTATCTCTAAACCTATTACTGCAACAAGTTAAAAGTTTGGTATTAGTGACATTGGTAAGCGGTGAGGTGCTAGGGGTGAAGCTAGACGAATATAACGCCGTACCGTTTATCAGCCTGAGATTTGATATGAAGCCCTCAAAAGATGCATCTGTTTGTATACTCGTGGTTGTTTCTACAACACTGCCGATTGCAAGTGTTTGATTTCCACTGGGGCTGATGTTCGTTGATGTATAAGACGTGTTAGTAGCATCCAAATTACCATTTATGAACAATTTAAAATTTCCAGAACTATCCCTAACGCAAGCTATATGGGTCCACTGATTCATGGGAGTGACGTTTGTTGATACGCAAGTTCTCCCTCCAGCCGCAAAAATACAAAACGCTATTTTATCGCTTGAAGCCGTGTCATTTACAACAAGACCTAGCGCATTGTTATCATTCCAATAAGGGCCTATGTGCCAAACTCTGCTATAAGAATTAGTATCAGCGGTCACGAAAACCCAACACTCTATCGTGAAGGCTGACGTTCCTAGCGCAAAATTATTGGTGTTGTTTGTGATACTCAGTTTTTGATTTGTGTTACCATTCGGAAACCGTACCGCCCACTTTCCTTCGTCTCCGCTGAAAGGCGAAAACGTCCCTTGTGATGCATTGCCTCTTCGGGTGACCGTAAAATTATTTGATGAGGAATCTAAAAAAGTATTATTGTTTGCCGAATTTGAGCCGTTAAATTTGTAGAGACCAGTTACAAGCGCAAAATCGTCATCTGTCTCTTCTGTCCCACCTGATGCCGAAAGAACGAACTTATTTACGCTCATGACATGTCTTGACCAGCCGTGAACCCGAAATAGGTTGTCCCCCCATCAGTGGTTACAAAAACGAATATGTCTACGTCGTTGGCCCCGCTTGATAACGTGGGTGCGGTTCCTCCAGCAAAATCAACTGAAGCGGGGAAGGCGATTGTTCTACTACCTGTCCCATCCTGCGTTACTTTCAAAACAAAAGCTGATACATCGCCGGATGATGCTGGGTTGGACCATGTGAATGTTCCGATGTTATGTGCGAGCGTAATTGTAAAAACGCTCCCCGCACTGATATCTAAGGTGACTGAAGTGCCTGACGTTAAGGCAACCGCTTGTTCTGTGATAGCGGCTTGGAAATTAGATACGCCGGAAAACGCACCAGCGGATATAGTTTTGTTTGTGAGCGTGTCGGTGGTGTTTGTGCCGACGAGTGTAGTTGTAGCAGTAGGCAAATCAATCAAGGCTTCCGAATGGTTGATTTTATTGCTTGCGGGAACAGTCGCATAATTTCCCATATAAGCGTGTGAGCTACATTGATAATAAATAATGCTGGGCGTGTCTTCTGTGACTGCTATCTGTGTATAAGCTCCAGAGCTTCCCGCCGTTCCGTTTGTTGTCACGCCTGTTGTGAAAGCCGTCGTTTTATCTGCATCTAAATAAAAGCGAAAAGGGTGGCCGCTATTTGAGCTATCAGATTGGTCAAAGCGATAAATATACTCGCTGTTTGATGTGACGTTATCGGCACCATGTAACTGGATGGCTGGAGCTTCTACGCCATCAAGATAATATCCGTTCCCGCTCCCATCGCCGTTGTAAGGATGTGCGGCGGTTTTACTGGCTACCGTTACGGCAATCGTAACTGGTGCGCTGGTGCTTCCATAGTTCGCACCAATGGCATCAACTGGGAGAACCGTATCAGTGGAAACAAGATTTTTGGATACTTTCGTGAGTGCCATTTCTTAGGTCTCTAATTCTGGTTTTGTTTTTGGAAAGTCTTCAGTGCTAGGCCAATCCCTAAGTTTCTGCCTGTATGCGATATATTTATCTCTGTTCGGCCAATCTGGTATCTTTGCAATATGGTCTGTGTTCATTAGCTCCATATTGCGCCACTCTTTAGCTTCGTATTCTTCGCCTAAAGAATGATCGCTATGCGTATAAGTGAGAGTGAGACCACCACTCTTTTTCATTATCTTGTCGCCTTCTACTGGCTCTTTATCTGGGTTTGTTAAATTAATTATTTCCATTTTAAACCCCAATTATTTTATACATCTGGGTAAATGCCGTGGCTGTCCCGCCGCCGTTCTTAACCTCAAAGGATTCATTAAACTGGATATTTCCGTGATTTAGATAGGTTCCATAATAAGCCGCATTATTAATATTTCCGTGATATTCCCCGACTAAGGAACACGGCCTTAAAAGTTGTGTTGCTATGCTTCCTGTATTTATTACCAACTGACCATCAACGAAAACATGAAGTATAGTCGTCGTATTACTGTTTGAATTTGCTCCGACAATAAAAAACTGACACACTCCCGCACCAGTGACAGAAAGAAGCGCATTGGTGCCTGTGGCTGTCACGTTTTCCGATTGCATGTGGTAACTCATGCCTGTACTGAAACCAAGAGACAAGGTGTTTGTATTTAGAACCGTCCCAGAATAGGTCAAACTTTTTGGGGGACTGCTGAACTTAACAATATCTGGGTCATCTGGAACCGTGATTTCCTTCCCAACTAAAATACTGCTTGCGCTCAAACCTGTCCCAATAAACGCTTTCGGGGTTGTCGTTGGAATTCCTTGTTGGATAGTTCCTAATTTATCACAATAAAATTTTGATCCAGCCGATTTACCGGAAAGACCTGTCTGCGTTGCTCCTGTCAAACTTACTGTCGCGGTTGCGCCGTTTGATGCCGTTGCTTTCGCTAAACCAGCCACCTCAGAGGTATCCAGCCTTGTGACTGAAACATCTTTGGATCTAATGTAAGAAAGGGAATTATCTGCATTATAAGGAGTCCACAATACATCAGATGTGCCTGTGAGAGCGAATTTCTGGGTGGCATAGGTCTCGGCGCTATGGGTATATTCTATATTTAATCGGCTTCCATTTTGATAAGTGGCTTCTATCGTTTTGTTTGTGACTTTACCCGCCACTTTACCGCCAGCCATTTCAAAATAAGTCCCTGTGATTGGATTCGCCCCGCCGTCATGGCTTGCGACTCTGGTATTCAAGAAGACACCTGATACACCCTGCATTGCAAAAATTCCACATTGGTCATCCGTATCTGTGCCAAACATTTCGGCTTTTGTTTCTCCGAAAGTCAAAGCTGATCCAGTGTTTTTGACGCCAAGGAATTCACCACTTGCCGTCACGATAGCGATCTCCCCGCCTATGGCCTCCATGTCAATAATCCCGCGATAGAGTGTGGATGAATAATTATCTTGGAAATTCTGGGAAAAACTTGTGTAAGGAACCGTGAGCGTATGACTCAGAGATAGATCTCCGTTCGCCGCTATATCTACAGCAGTGATTATGTATGTGGTGGTGGTGCTATAAGCGGTTGTCGCGACTATTATTTGATCATTAGTCGCATCATAGCAAGCCCCTAAACCGTTTACTGTCGCATTGTGGAGCGTAGTGGAAGCAAGTTGTGTTCCTCTTACGTCAACACTGCTGGCGTTTGTATCCCAGTTTATACGCCCAATCTTGAAACCGTAATTGCTTGTTGCCCCTCTTTGTACTGAGAAAATTCTGTCGGAAGCATCTTTTACAAACCGCATATAAAATTGGTCTGTGTTATAGGCGTTTGATGTATAAACGGTCCCTGAAGTCTGATTGGTAGTGTATATCTTTTTGTAGTAAGCGTTAGAACTAGCGGAATTTCCAGCGATGCCATAGACTAGCCAAGCACTGTTGGTTTCATCCCAGATCATGTCTTTCAATCTGCCTTGCTGAGTGAAATTTCCCAAAGTTACGCCATTTATAGGGCCGCCGTTTCCATTAGCGAATCCAGTTGTTGCGAGTGATGCAAAACAAAGGTAAAAGTTCCAAGGGCTTTGTTGGTTTCTGTTACCGCACATCGCCACCGCACCACTAGCGGCATCTGCCCTCACGATCACTTGATAATGATAATGGAAGGAATTATTTGAATTATTGAAATAAGCGTAAGCCGGACTTGACGCATTAGCTGATGCGTTTACGCCCGAAATCTTCTTAACCACTCCACCCGATAAACTAACTGGATCGCCAAGGGTAACGGCACCAGATGCAGTGCCTTCTGCCTCCACTACGCCAGAGGAGCCGCCCCCAAAATAATCCGATATATTCGCCATCTATAAACTCCTAACTGACTGGAAGCCAGCCATGTGTTGACCCTGTGTATTCCCAAATCATAGCAAAGTTATTTTGATCTACCACACCATCAGCCGCCACCCTTAGAACTTTGTTTCCATTTCTGCCTAATGTCAGATTATTAGTCGCAAAGGTTCCGGCAAAATCTATAAACTGGATGCTATCCCCTACAGTTGGGCTTGCTGGCAATGTTGCCGTTATAGCTGATGAAGTAGTATCCACATAATATTTTTTCCCTGCCGCCGCGTTAAAAGCTGAAGTTTTGGCGGTTGCGCTGTCTAGCTCTGGCCTCAATCGCGCTTGAACCGCCGTTGCTAATTTAGCCGCAGTGACCGCGTTTGTAGCCAGTTTTGCAGTCGTCACGCCATCACTGGCCCCTGTTGAATTAGCCAGCTTCTCCGTTGTGACTGCTAAATTTTGGATCTTGACCGTTGAAACTGTGTTGTCGTCTGGGGTTCCTACCGTGACCGCACTTGCTGAAATACGGTTTACTTCAATGGACGATCCGTTAGGTGGAGCCGTTGAAAATGTAAGGGTGGTGCCTGATTGCGTGTAAGTGTTTTTTTGCTGGTAAACGCCATCTATGTATACAGCGGTATTGTTTTCGGTCAGCGGGTTAGCACCCATTGTGAAGGCGGTTGTTGATCCATCACCAGTGAAATTATCTACTGAGATGGTCGCGCCGCCGCCGCCTATCTCGCTCCATGAGCCGTCGCTATACCCTTCAAACTTTGTATCCGTTGTGTTGTAACGAAACATCCCCGCCGCGCCTGTCGGACGTTGTGCGGTGGTTCCTGTTGGCACATGGACGGCATCTGTAGCTGAACCAATATCAAGAGAGACCGCCGGAGTCGCATCTAATATGCCCACGCGGTTATTCGTGTTGTCTACCTTGAGGGTGTTGGTATCTACCGTTAAAGAATTGCTTACGGTTAAATTCGTGATGGTCAGAGCCGCAACGGTATTGCCTGACTCAATCTTATCTGTGTTCAGATTGGTAAAGTTCGCGTCTAACTCTGTATTGGTAAGCGGCGAGCCTTTGCCTGATCTTGTGACTATAGTAGCCATAAATTCCCTATGATGCAGTAACCGTTATGGTCCAAGTGACGTTAAGGCTGTCATTCGCGCCCTTGGTAATACTGGAAAATACTGAGCGACAAAGCATTGTTCCACCAGATGCGGCGTTAAATATGCCCGCTTCTGTGATGGTTCCTGTGGCATCCCCTGCTTCAAACGTGCAAACGTAAGCAACACTTGAGCCTGTAACGGTAGAACTGTCTATCGCTTCCCTGCTTCCAAGCTGACTGACCAAAGCTGTTTGACCCGCCGCCGCCGCTGTTGAACTAGAACCTAGACCCATGTGAGACATCACCGCTTCGCTGGTTCCAACAAGCCTATCCAGTATGGCGTTAAGCCCTGTATTAACGATCAAATTCTTTTCTGTGCGGCGCTCTTTCACCTTGCCGCTTTGATCCTTTAGCACAATTTCAAGCTGTCCCTTCAAACTTGCGCCATCCTCAAATGCCATGCCTTAACTCCCTAAAATGTTGTTTGTGTTCCAGTGTAATCCCCAGAAAAATAATCTGGACCGCAGTAATCTTGCGCTAAAATTACGCCGCTGTCACTAAATCCCGAAGAATCCGTCAGCCCTTTCCCAACCGTAAAAACTGGGGAATCAGTGAAGCCGCCAGAGTTTGAAAGCAACCTTGCCGGAACTAAGGATGGTTCACCCGAAAAGTTTGCTGAATCTGATAATACTTTGTTAACTGTAAAGGCTGGGCTGTCTGTGAAAGCTGGGTTATCTACTAGAGCGATTTCTTTTATGAATCGGCCAACCTTAACCACCATCGCCATCCCTTTCGCGGTGGTTGCCGATATAAGCCTTTTGGCTACTGTGACAATTTGGAGTTTCCCAGTTGCCATCAGAAATCAGCCCTAAGCGTGAAGTTTATAATTTCAAAAACTGTCTCAACTGATCCATCCGCAAATGTGACCTCAATCTCTCCTTCGTAAGCCCCTGCCGTCTGGTTTAGATCCCCTGAGCCAAAAGTAAATACCACAATTCCATTTGCAAGATCCCCCGCCGCTCCTACAAGAGTGGCAAGTATCGTTGTAGTTTCTGCGGCTCTGAACTTGAGCCTAGTGGTAGCAGAAGCGAGATTAACCGCCGCCCCTGTATCTTCTCTCGTTATGGTAACTTGAACTTGAGGGCTGGTATCGTCTTTGACAAGTAAAACATTCGCCATATCGCCCTCACATTAAATGATTTAAAATATTCGTGGCTATCAATATCCCATATAAGCCCCAAACCATATTTTCCAGTCTGTTGAACCTTGCCTGTCCTGCCTCCAATCGTTCCTCAATACGTTTATATCTTTCAGCACACTCTCTTTCATGCGCTCGTATCTCAGCATCTACGCTGGCGGCTGTTGGCTTCATTATTCAGACTTTGCTTTCGCCTTTGCTTTGGAAGCGGCTTTTTTCTTAGGCTTAGGCTTAGGCTTTTCTTCTTTTACCTCTGCCTCTACAGAAACGGTGTCTTCCGGCTCTACAGTTTTTATTTCTATCGCGTGACCATTATCCAAGAACGCTTGTGCCACCGCTTGTTCCCAAGGTTGTTTGGCTTCCAAAACCTCATCTAAAACATAAAGGCGAGTTTGTGTGCCGTTTTCGTTAGCGGCTCCTGCCTTTGGAACAATCATTTTAATTTTCATCATAAACCTCACAATCAAGGGGGGTTTTTACGCCCCCCTTTAGGTCGTGTTATCGGATAGTAATTGAATCAGTATCCGAATTATGACGCGGTATACCTAATATTACCTGTGCGGCTATAGGCGTACCATTAGAGTGTGTGCCAGTAAAATCGGCCTTCACTCTGATATAACGAGAGCCGCCCACATATCCAATCGTGGATATTTGAGGGGTTTCTGCGTTAGCGTCCAAAGTGCTGAAGATCCCGCTTGAATCCACTGCGCCATCAGTCACCGATGTGTTGCTAGTGACTGCGGTGTAGGTGGAATCATCGCTTGATTCTTCCAGTATGAAGTCAATCTTAACAGTTGAACTAAGCGTATCGCCTTCAACGCCTGTGGGAACAACAATCATTGCACCTTCAAAACCTTGCAAATCAATTCCTGTGCCATTGGTGTCGGACGATCCTGTCACTGGGACAATCGTGTTAAGGACTTTTAAGCTGTTGGCTAAATCTTGCATTAATTGTCCTCCTAAGCTGAGACTTTTTGTTTGCGTATGGCTTCTGCAAGCACAACCTGACCGCCCACTCTACGTCTTGCGACATAGCGAACATTTCCGGCGGTAGCCTGAGTGAAGTTGTCGCGTTGGACGCTCAAACCTACTCTGTCAATGATTGTGTATGCTTGGGAGAAGTCTCCGAAAACGATGGGAAACGCATTTGCCGCTACATCCGGCATATCCGTCGCTTCAATGTAAGGCTGTCCAAGGATGCTGTTAGGCACTCCAGTGGTAAGCATCATGCCAGCTTGGAAAACATATTGTCCCGCTGTATCTTTCAGCTTACGAATAGCCGCTAACGTGGAGCGATTGAAAACAAATGTGCCGTTTTGACCATATTCGCTCTTAATTGCATGAACAAGATCAAGCAAACCATCTGCCGTCAAAGCTGTGCCGTTACCTGAAACAGTTTCGCCCACATCGCTGTTCGTCAATATGCCTTCGGGCTGATTGATAGATGAACCGCTGACGAAAGCCGCGCCTTCACCTTTGGC